TATTAGGAAAAGCGTAAGGATTACGCTGAACCATTATTTTTAATTCTTCCATTGTTAATCCTAGAAATTCTGCTTCTTTCTTAAGGATAGTGGTTGCACCTTGAATTTTCATTATAAAATCTCCGCAGCTAGTTTTTGAACCATTGTGTACTTATTAGCAAGATCCTTGATAATCTTCATATTGTAATCTTCTCTTACAGTTTCTCTTCTAATAGTTTCAGGAAGAGTTCTTAGTAAAAGATTAATTTTAGTTGAAGGATTATTAGATTTAAGGATTAAAGCCTTAAGTGATGATGTTGAGATTGGTTTAGACATATAAAGTTTCTCCGCTTTGTTTATTTTATAGTACTATTATACTATAGTTTTCAACAAATGTAAAGGAAAAAATGCATTTAATTTAAAAAAAGTGATTAATATGTTAACTATATTTCTTCCATATAGAATGAAGTATGTAAAACCATATTCCATTAATTGCAGGTTCTATCAATGCAACTGTGCCGGCTTCCCATAAACTAGCACCTGTCATTAAACTGACAACAGACATAGCAATAATGATATGTCCTATGGTATAAACGATTGCTAAGGTGACGCTGCTTCCTTTTACAATATTCTTTAAAAAGTTGAATGCGCCTTGTGTAAACTCAGTCATATTTTTTCTTCCATATTTTTTCGAAAGGTTCTTCCGTATATTCTAATCTTTCATTGTTTCCCCATAGTCTTTTAGTATATTGATGAGACATCCTATCAATATCTTTTTGACTCCAGCTGTCTGGTATTAGCTGGCCTTTTACTGCATAATAGAGTCGATTAGCTTCTTTATTTTTCTCTTTACGCATACGCCATAACATCCAATCATAGTATCTTTCTGGCTCGTCTGTTACAATAAAATCTCCGGTTCCAGTCATGTCTTGTGTATATCTATTTGTCATTTTATACTACCTATCATTACTAGTATCGCAATATAGAAGAAAGCAAAGACAAAAACTGGAGCAGCGTTTGAAATCTGTTTACTACTTTTAGGCTGAGGCTTTTTCCAGTCGGCTGGCATGTAGTCTCTGTCCCATGCATCTCTTCTTGTATCTTTTTTAATTTCCATTAGTAAAACCGTCAACCATTGGAAATATTTCAGATATAGCTTTTGCGCAAGCAAGAGCAACTTCAGTACATTCTTTCTGTGTACCATTAGCAGATCTTAATTCTATAAAATGTATCCAACTTCTTAGTGTGCCATTCATATACAATCTTGATATAGTTAATCCTTCAGGCAATACCGCTCTTGCTACTTCTTTAGCAATTCCTTTTTTGATTGCTGCATTGTATACTTTTTGCACCATCCATATGACTCGCTTTTGTTCTCTTTCCCAATCGAGTTGGAAAGCTTGGTCATCAACTTCGACACTACTTTGTCTATTCTTATCGTCTTGCATTCTCGCTTCTCTTGTAACAAAATCTAACTCCTTTACTGGATTGGCATATCTTTGACTAAATTCTTGAAAACTAAAACTACGGTGTCTTAACAATTGTCTTGCAATATCTCTCGTAGTAGTGATCTCAATGCAAGCGTTTACCATTTCAAACGGTGACCAATGTTTGTGCTTCATTAAATAATTTAGTAACTTTTCGTTAGTTTCTTTATTCATTTGATTAGATGGATTGCTAACTCTTGCTGAAAATGCAATGAGTTCTTGTATATCATCTATACCTACAATATCAGTAGGTTGAGAATAACTTATAAGCCTTGCGTTCAACTCTTCTCTCCTAGTTGTTTCCAATCATCACCATATCCAATTATACAAATACTGTTATATGACGGATGATACTCTAATATGCTAAATGTTTTAGTTTTTAAATTTACAAATATTTGCATTGGTACATGAGCTGGTATATCCGATAATCCATCAGGATCTCTTACCTTTACGCTTTGTACTCCAGTGATCAAAGGCATTTCACCTTTTGCTTTTATTGCTTCAAGTGCTACTTCTTTCTGTTCACACATAACTGGCTTATCATTCCATTCACCTGCAAATACGCTTTTACCTGAAATGAATCCACCCCAAAATGCTAAACACCATATAATGGCTATCCAATGTTTTATCATAACTTAAAATCCTTAAATCTTTGACCAGTATTTGTGTTGTCAAAAACTGGTGTATCATCGGTCAGTGTTTGTTCATTTTCTTCTACATCAAATAATCTCATCTTTGATCTATCAACTCCAACGACAAACCTTTTATGTAATGTCGGATCATTATATCTATTCTTTAATTGCTTTACCATAAATTGACCTTGTTGTTCAAGCTCTTCGGTAGATATTAATGCAAACATTAAGTCCGCGGTTGCGGGTAATCCAAAAGACTCACTGGTATCTTCAAGCCCAACATCCGAGTTAGAATAACCACTACGAGTCGTTTGCGTTGCAGAGAAGATCGGTACGTCGAACTCGACTGCAAGGCCACGTAATTCTTCAGCAATTGCTTTAATGTAAGAGTATGAATTGATTGCACCGCCCATTCCTTTCATTCTTGAACTTGCACATATGTTAAGATAATCAATAAAGATTAAATCAGGTTCAAATTGTCTTTTCAATTTCAGTTCATTAAGTAATGCTCTAAAGTGACCTGAATGTGCAGAGCCAGTTGGATATTCTTTTATAATTAATTTACCAGTAGTTTTCTTTGCAATATTATTTACCATCAATGAAAACCTGTCTTTTGATATTTTATCGAGTTGATCAATAGGCACATCAAGTAAGTTAGCATCTATTCTTTCGGCTATTCTTTCTTCAGCCATTTCCATAGTGATGTATAATACATTTTGACCTTGAACTAAAGATGAGGAAGCAACATGGCACATAAATAAAGACTTACCGACACCGGTACCAGCGAGAGCAATATTTAATGTCTTACGTGGTACACCACCTTTTGTAATAGTATTAAAGTATTCTAAATCAAATGGCAATCTATCTTCTTCAGTATGATAAAATTTAAATCTATCTTCAGCATTTTCTACATAATCATGACCGACTTGTAAATCAAAGCCAACACCTAAAGCTTTAGTCAATAAATCAGGTAAAGCACCTTTAGTTAATTGTTCATGCTTTCCATCAATAATTGATATTGATTCCATAATTGCAAGATATATTGCACGATCTTGACACCACTTTTCTGTAGTGTCCAACAACCATTTATCATCTACCTTTTCACTAGAGTACAACTGCGGCACAATATCCATAGCCAAATTATATTGTTCATCATTTAATTTATCGGCACTATCGAGTTCAATTTTAAAAGCTTCAGCATTCGGCAGCTTATTGTATTTAGCAACGAACTTACCTGCTTCACGAAATAGTATTCGATATATGCCTTCAAAGTAATCCGGCTTGATGAATGGTAATACTTTACGCATGTAACTTTCATCAGTTAATAGATTACGTAATATAGTTTGTTCTAAGTTAGTTGGCATAGGCAGCTTTCTTTAATACCTTTTCAATATCTTGTTGTATTTCTTCAACTCTACTTTCTAAATAGCTTATTGAAGTGTGTATGTGTCCAGTATCATGTGGTTGCAGTTTGCTTTTAGCAATTGCAATTTCATCCATCAATAATACTAGTCTTTGGCTACTTGTCATTTTCATCTTTGACCTCTCTTGTTATTACATTGCCTTCTTCAATTCCTCTAGCCATTACTTGTTCTAGTAATATGCCGGCGAATTCTTGAAGCTTTTTATTTTCTTTTGTTAATTCAGTATCTGGTGTGTAAACAATATCAAAGTTAAAAGACATATATTTATCTTTTCCTTTGCCATTAAATTTTACAACACCATATTTTAATACTGTTTCAGTAAAAGTGCCTGAAAGTATTCTTACATTCCAAGCTTGTTCATCACCTTTATCTGGAATTATTTCATAATGTTTATTTTCGGTTAATACCATTAATGTTGATCCAACTTTTCTAAATTTATATTATTATTTAATATTGAATACTTATTAGTAATGTATTGTTTGAAATCAGTTTCTTCTAGGATCGGTTTCCAAAATTCTTCGTTTAGAGTTTCTTTTTCTCGAACTTTTGGTTCCACCAATTCTCCAGTTGATTTATCAATTCTGCAGTACCAACCAGGGCTTGGCTTAGAAACATAATTGCCAGACATAGCAACGTCAAGAAGACCAGACCACTGCTGAACACCACCGTCCCAACTAACAGAAATAGGAATTTTAGACTTTTCTTTAACATATCTTGATTTCTCCACGTTAATTACAAAGTGGTAACCTTTTATTTCTGTACCAACTTTATCTTGTTGACGACCAAGAATCCAGATGTTATCTGCACTATAGTATATACCTGTGCCACCTGAAACCACAGCCTTAGGAAATAAACCAATTTCTTGATATGTATGATTAACTGCAAGTAAAGGTATATCTTTC